CTGCATATATATCGGTGCAGCTCTATTTTTCGGTATGCCTACTCTCCACTTATACTGGTCCAATGGCCGATATGGGACGACCAATGCAACTTTCGGATCAATTTGTCTCAAATTAAAATTATTCGAATCAATAAACAACCTTTTCAAATAAGAGGGCCCTTTTACAACCAATCCATGTACATTATTATTGCGAACCGTATAGTGGGTCAACAATGTAGAAAAATACTCAAAATTCTTCATCTCAACATTATGATACACTTTGATGTATTCAGCAAATCCTTTCACATTTACTATTCCAGAAATACTCTTACGATATTGCATCAAGAAGTCATCTCCATATACAAAGATTCCTATTTGCCGATATGCCAGATGCCTCCATATCAATCTTCTCACCTCCACACTACTTATTCTCATAGTGTGAAATACATAAGAAAGAAAGTATACATTTGCCACTACCCAAGAATCTCCATGTGATGTCTCCAACGATCCACTAGGCATTACTCCAAGCAATAGAATAAAATCTTCTATCCAGCGCACAACTTTCCCTGCCAAGTGCTCTGAACATGATTCCAATATATACTGAAACATTCTATAATGCGGATCAGAATTATCCCTTTCTATCCATACTTGAGCAAACATCATATAAAGGACAAGATTTATAGCTGTTATCGAAGTATCCAATGATTTGATATCACCTGATGCTATTATATATTCACCTTCAGACACCTTACGATAAGTGCAATTCACAGAGGTAGGAGAGTCACCTTCCAGTGACACACGCTCATATCTATCCATTTTATCTCCATTAAGCGCTTGATACAGCATGTATGCTCCTCCTTTTGTCCATGTCATCCCAATTGAAATATTCACTGACATATGAGTAGGCGATCCATATTCATTGGTGCCATTTCCTCCATATATATCTTTACAATCAGGATAATAGGTTTGTTCCATTTTTCTCCTCGTAGAAAACAACTGATGAAGAATAGAATCATTTGATCCAAAGAATAATCTCCCTTTCAGAAACATTAGCTTAACCGCTTCAGCCATCATTTCACCAAGATCCAAAGCACTCAGATCTTGATCTTTAATGGCCATCGTTGTTATAAGCTGAGGTAAGTGTTTCTCTATTGGAACTTCTCCTTCTGCTGTATCAGCATACCCTATCATTATCGAATTCATAAATTCTCTCATTAGTTGACATGATGCCTGTGCTTTTGTCGGATGAGTCGTAAATACTACACGGGTAAATTTGTCAAGTTGAACAGGCTTGATTTCAGGCCACTCTCTAAAACCAGCTTTATAGCTGTTATCG